TCCACAGTTAGTTCCCACTTGTGCAAACGCAAATGTAAATGGTTGACCAACAAAACGTTGAGTGAACAATGCAGTATCAGTCCAAACATAAATTGCATCACGACCTCTAATCGCTCCTCTAATCTGTGATCCATCAGCCAGTCTCTGTGTGCCAGCTGTATTAGTTGCTGTTGGTATATATGTGTTTATATCTTCTTGATCTGAAAATCTAATAAACATGTCATCTTGTGTTGCCGCATTGCCAATAGTTGTTTCAGTTCCAAAAAATACTAAGTGACGATCCGGTGTAGATACAACCATGTGTCTTGATGCAGTCGGTGCACCAGATATAATTGTTGCTCTTGTTTCTGTTGCTGCTGATAAAGAAGAGTCCCAAGAAAAAACAGCACCATCATGAATTAAACAAATTGCTTTATCACCAAAATTATCTAATGACCACATACCAGGTTCTAGTACTAAGTCTCCTGATGCAGCTTCACCCCAAGCAATAAAATCTGTTGTGTTTGTTATGGTCGCCCCATCGCTGTGCGCTGCTTTACTTGTATTTCTAACCTCTCTTGTTACACCTGTCAATGTGTTGCCTGTGATACCCGTGTAAGATATTTCCTCTGTGCCTATTTTTATAAAACTAGTTCCAGAGCTAGGAAACTGAGATGCATCAGTTAATACAATTGTAGTTGTTGAATCATTAATTGCACCATTCAATGTTGTTGTTACAGCATTAGACGCTTCACCACCCCAAGAACTAAGACCCCAACCAAAACCTTTTTCTTGCACAGCGGATCCAACCGTATAATAATGTTGAACTCTAATGCCTCCTGATGTGGTTGCACCAGATCCTGATTCTGCTGATGGCATTGTAATAGTTATTGTTTCAGTTGTAGGCACCGTGGTAACCATAAACTTTTTATTATCAAAGTCTGATGCACTAAAATTAGAATTAGTAATACTACTAAAATTATCTAATAAAATAATATCTTGTGGGTTTATACCATGAGCACTAGAAAAAGTTATTGTAACAGATGTTGATCCATTGGTCGTGGTAAATGCACTTGTAAGTGTTGTTGTAGATTTAATAGGATGTATGTCATAAAATACACCACCTGAATATGCATATAAAATTCTATTCGTGCCTATAATAGCATATCTTCTACCTAAACTATTAACAAAATGATGAAGACCTCTACCAGCACCAGTTAATTCATTTTCATTTAAATTACCTAATTGACTCCAGCCTCCCATTTTTTCTGGAATACCATACCTAAATCTAACATTATCACAATCAATCCACTGGCCTTCTGCTTGAGTTGGTGTGATTTGTTTGTTAATACCTGGTTGAAATCCTATTTTCTGTAGCATAGCGCACGATTATACAACAAATATTATAAAAATATAGTCTCTTTTTATCTCCAGTTTATATTGATATTAAACCTAGCTTGTTGATTTGTACAATTAGTGCTTGAGTGAGAGACAGAGGGATCAAACAATAATACACGATTTGCCACTGACTTTATAAATTTTTTACCCACATAGGTGCCACCATTACAAGTGTTAAGAGATAGGATAGCTCCTTCATGTGACATGGGCAAATCCTTGTGAGCTCTGTGTTTTATTATTTTTTCACTCCTTGTATAGCAGTTTACCTTTGCCCTTCTTAAAAATAAAATATTTAATTTATTTAATAATGGATCTATTGTTTTAAAAAAATCACTATTAACAACATTTTGATCGTAAAGAGTATGAACAAAGTAAAAATTTTTAGTATCTTTCTCATCAACAACCGTATTGTTAAAATAGTACGGAAAATTATCAGACATAAAAGTTTCTTGTATTTTTTTAAAGTCATTGTCTGGAAGAAAATTATCTATAATCTTCATGCTCTTAAAATTTGTAAGAAATTATCATGCACATAGTCTGCATTAAAATTAAACGATATAATTGTTTTTCTTTTTTTAGTTTGAGAAGGAGGTGCTCTGTGTATGAACATACTTGGAAATATAATAACATCTCCTTGCTTTACATCTATATCGATAATTTTTAAAGATAAAGGCTCTACTATTTGAGTCTTAGGAGAGTTTTTTCCAAACTCTAAATAATATACACCTGTAAAGTTATGTCCATGAACGTGCCAACCATGTGTATCTCCTTTACCATATTGTTGAAACCACAACTCAAAAATTTGTATTTTAGATAAACCTATCTTTTTTACTTCTTCTGTAAAATGTTTTTGTAAATGAGGACCTACTAATTTAACCCACTCCCTTTCTGTATCATGTCTTCTGTTCCAATCTACTCTTGAAATGCTATCCGTAAAATAATCATCATCTTGTTTTAAAGAACCTGATTTTTGTTTATTTATTAACTCTAATAATTCTTTCTTTATTTTAGAGTTTTCTTTAAGTTTATTTTTTAAGATAGGAAAGTTAAAAGGTATCATTTTCTAAACCAAGGCGGCAGTCCTAAATGTGGACGTTTATCATATATATTTTTTTTAGCTCCCGGTGTTTTAATATTATTATAGTGTAAAAAAACTTGAACACATTCATTACCTGTAAATGGTTTTCTCCAATGTTCTAATTCACATCCTCTATAAACTAACATGTCTCCTTGTTTTAAATCTACTTTAATACCTTTTTTATCCGTCTTTCCTGATGGTTCTAAATAAATTGGCCAAGGGTCACCACCAAGATTCATAGTAGTAGATATCTCACAGCTAAATCTATCTTTATGTCTTTTTAATTCATCGCCCGGTTTATATATTCTAGCATAAGTATAAGCTGGATATAATTTTAATCCTGTTACTTTTTCCATATCTGGCTGACATTTTAACATTAAAGTTTCCATAGCAATGTTGGCATATTGAGAATATGTGTTTGGTATTTGTGTATCACTATAGTCTCCTAACATAATTTCAAAAGGCGATATGTATTTTGCTTTTATACAGGTATCATAAACTTGTTTTTGCATATAAAAATAATTTGCAATAAAAGCTGCTAAATCTTTTGATATTGCTTGTTTAATAACTGCGTATTTATTTTTTTTAAAACTCATATTACGTCAAAGGCTATTGTATATCTTTTTATTTTTTTAGAAGTAAGAGGTATTGAGTGTTTCTGTAAGTTATTAAACTGCAATAAACTATTCTCTACTCCTTTTGTATGTTTTATTACATCATAAAATTCTGAAGATTCAAGAAAAATAGTGCCATCCCCTGTTGGGTTATGTAAATAATAAACAAATGAATATTTACAATCAGGATGATTGTGCCAACATATTATATTTCCTACAGAACACACACCCCAACATTTATGTATTTGATATGGTTTTATATATTTTTGTACTGACTCTACAAAAGGTTTCATTTCAGATCTTAAGTGCATATTATTTGGTGTTTGTAAACAAGGATAACTTCCACCTAAATCCTCTACCTCTTCTTTAATAAATTTAAAAATTTTTTTCTTATCTTTTTCTTTTAAGATGTTTTTATATATTTTCATATAAGCCTATACCATCCTGTAGCTATTATCTTTTCTTTATTAACTATCTGACCTTTGTGAGTATGTGTCCAGTCTGGTGGCCAAATTATAGTCAAACCTTTTACTGCGGGTGTAGTTAAGTTTTGATATTTAAAATGAGTCCCTCCATTTTCTACAGTATTTAAATATGTCATAAAAACTAAAACTCTATACATGTTAGCTTGTTCTCCTCTTTCATAATGCCATTTTTTAAAACCACCATTTTTGGGATACCATTGAATATTAAAATTTTCTATATCAAATCTAGGGAGCCAATTTATTTCAGGAAACTCTTTTACATATAAATTTAAAGCTTCTTGTAAAAAATATCTATATGCACCAACACCTTTTTCAAAGTTATCGTATTGTACATCTAAATCTATTGACTCTTTATTTTGATTATCAACTGTTTCTTTTCCCATGTCTAAACAAGTTCCTTTATTAGTTAAATGTTTATTTTTGTTAAAATAATTAATCATCCCATCACAAACTTCTTCTGGCATATACCACCCTCTAATAAAACTATCTTTAGGAAACTCGTGCTTTTTCATCTACAGCTCCTACTAAAATTTGTTTATCTTTGTTAGACATCTCTGCTCTATGTAATACATTGGAATCAAAAAAAATTAATTTACCTAATTCAGGAGTTACTCTTTTGTTTACAGGTTCTTTAAAAATAGTGTCCCCATCAGAGTCATTTAAATATAATATAAAAGAATACTTTTCTGTTTTTTCATGATTATGTTCTGTTTGATATCCATTTTTATAATATCTAATATAGTGTATCCAAAATATTTTTTTGTAAAAATTATCAAAAGGTAATATTTTTTTTAACATATCCTGATTAAAAATACTTACTATGTTAGGTGTTTGAAAACCATTTTTAGTGTGAGAAATGTCACTAATATTTTTATAGTCATGTTTTTGTAATATAGATATAATCTCTTTAACTGTTTTTTTAGGTATATTTATTTCTTTAAACAAGGTTTCCACTCACTATTAATCTGTTATTATTTTTATTAGGTCTTACTTCATGTGGCATATATCCAGGAAATAATAATAATGTGCCTGGTATAAATTCAAAATCTTTAGGTTTGTTTATATCTACATAAGGATAACCCACATCATAAAAAGATATAGGAGAAGAATTTTTATCACCTTCAATAAACCAAACAAATGATTTGTGTTTAGGGTGATGTGTGTGAATTGAATGATGACCATATTTTAAATATCGTTGAACCCAACAATGATTTAATTTTAAATTAAAATGTTTTAAAATAGGATCTAATTTTTCAATTACTAACTTATCTAAACTTTCATGTATATCATAGAAAGACGTATGATTCATTCCTGGAATTTTTTCGTCATCTTTAAGTTTAATTTTTTTAATTAATTTTTTACTTGCAGCATCTACTTTAATATAATCTTGAAATATGGTGTATGTAAAAGAATGACTAAGCATTTTTTGCCATTCCTTTTGGCACAGCTTGTATGTTCCAATGTATAAATCTAAAAGGTTCTATGCCATAATCCACAGTAAATTCATGTTCTAAATAACCTGGAAACATTATTAATACTCCTGGTTTTACTTTAAACTGAACTAATTCAGTTCCGTATGTAACATCCGATTGTTTTTTTACTTTTAACTTAGTAGCTCGAGCTCCTGTTCTTGGTTCATGAAAGACAGGATACGATGTTTTATCACTAGCTTTTAAAAAATAAAAACCCGATACATGTTGATTCCAATGTATATGTGCAGAGTGATTGCCACCACCTTTTTTAGCAAACTCTTGCACCCACATTTCACTAAACATTGTTTGGTATTCTGACATATCATAACCTTGCCAGTTTAAAAACTCCCACGATTTTTGACCAATGTAATTTCTTAGATCTAAAAAATCATTATCTAATGTAAGAGGAGTTGAATGATAAGATGTTCCAAAATCACCGTGTTTTTTTATATGGTCTTTTTGTCTAGCCTTAGCTTGTTTAATATATTTATCAGAGGCTTTGTTTAAACTTTTTACAAACTCTGGTTTGTATTCTGTGCATATTGGTGTTTTAAAATATTCGTTTACTTCCATGGTTGTCCAAGATTCCACATAACTAATGAATATCTTGTCCCTGCAGTTACTGGTTTTACTCTGTGCCACACATGACTTGGAAATACAATAATAGATCCTTTGGGTAATATTTCTTTACATTGCACTCTATGTATAGATTCATCTCTCATGTTTGGTTCATAATTTCTAAAATCAAATTCCAGCTCTCCACCACTATATTCTGAACCATCTGTTAGTTGACATGTCATAGAAATTTTTCTTATTTTACCTTTAGTATTTCCTTTTTCGTATGGTTGATTCCAACTGTCACAATGCCAATCGTAATATTGATTAAGTTTATATTTTGTAAATTGTATTTGTTCACTAAAATCCCATTCAAAATTCCAACCAGCCTCTTCATTAGCAGCTTTAATATACGGATGTAATTCTTTATATATCCAGGTTTCATCCAACCATACTAAATCTGATTTTCTTTTTCTTTGCATATTAAATATTTCATCTTTAGATAATTTTTCTTTGTCATAACCACCTGTTCTTGCCATAGACTCAGATTTAGATAATGAATATTTAATTATGTCATCACATAATTTAGGTGGCAATGCAGATGTAAAATACCAATAATAATTTTTTAAGTTCATATAAAAGTAAATACTCCTATTCGTCTTAGCTGATCGTGTTTACAAAACCCAAAGCTATGAAAATGTAATCCATCACACATCATAACTTTACCTTTTTCAGGTTTGATTCTTTTTAACACTTTAAGTTTTTTTACTCTAGGCGACTCAATGTCTATGACTACTTTACCTTTGGTATATTTTTTATCAAAGATTATAGTGTCTCCTGAAGTATCTTCTAAATATATTATAAGCAATTTATGTTTAAATGTAAAATCTACGTGAGGGCAAACAAAAGAATATTTACTATTAGACATACTAAAATTAAGAGCAGCTCTTGTAAATCTAGTAAAAGAAACATTATGTTGTTTGCAAAACCTTTTAATTATTCCTTCAAAGAGATAATAATACTTAGAGTTAGGCACTGGTTCTTCACCATTATCACATCTTTTAACTAGAGTGTGGGTTACCATAGGAAATATTCTACGCCCTAAATAACTATCAAAATGATACCACT